AAGGATGGAATCGAACCATCTACCTCGACGTTATGAGCGTCACGAGCTACCATTGCTCTACTTCGCTGTGCAAAATTGTGGTGAGACTGGCGTTCCCGTTTGCGTTCTAGAAACTGTCACGGGTCTTGCCTGATACGCCTAGCTCTGGATGCGTCAGACCTACACCCTTCGACACTACTCACCATGTTACAAAACAGGTGCTACTGACTGGTTGCACCACTAACCACCACATGCTAGTATGCTGTCACCTACTCGCTTTTTGATGTGGACGCCGGGATCACCATCCGTCCCGGATCTACTGTCTCATCGCGGACAGTTGTGCTTGCAATAACTATAGCACAACTTTTCTGTTTTGTCTAGTGGCAAAATTATTTGTTAGCTACAGCTAAACCGGTAGCCTTCGGATAAAGCTTGGTAGCATCCTTGCCGGTCGCTTGATTGATATCTTCGCCATTTCCGTCTGCCGACGATGTGCTGTGTTCAGCGGTGGCAACTGCAACATCTCGCGTAAAATGTGAACCTGTGCCAAATAGCTATCGTGTAGGCGTTTGATGTCGGCACGGTTCACGGTGATCTGCTCACCCATTGTAGCACAGGATGCGTTATTTTGCTCTTTCTGCATCGTCTCGCCTACCGTCTTCTCAACCCCTGAACATTGCGATTCTGTGGGGGCAACTCTACCGGCACTTGCCACGCGCTTGCTTGCCTTGTCGCCCCTGCCGGTTGCATCCCCAAGCTAGACAGCACCCCCGGCGGCAATCGACGCCACCGGCAGCGACAGCGGCCATGTAGCGGGATTAAGCCGCGCGCCTGCGCAATCGTGTAGATGCCAGGGCCATAACCATTATCGGTGCGCTGTGAAGCGTCAAAACAACGGCTGCATACCCTCCGGTCTTCTGCGGTCTGCCAGAACACTCGTTCGTCAATTACGCCAACGAATTGATCGCCAGCAGCCTCGTACACATTTAGCAGCGCCTCATTGTAGCCACGCACCACGCCGTCGGCGGCTATGCCATCCGTGGGCGTGCGGCCCACTTTCAAAATGCGGTCGCGAATAGCGGCCTTAGCTTCGGTGGCGCTGTTGGCTCGTTGGTAGCGGTCGAGGATTTGCCCCGTCAACCCCAGTCGCACCGTCATCAACTGTGTGGACAGGAGCAGGATAAGCGCCGCGATAGCATCGTTGTGATCCGCCTGCATTACCGCCTGCTGTGGCGTCGGCATGGCTTCTTCCACTTCGGTATTAGCCTGCGCGATACCGCGCATATAGGCCATTGTCGCCATTGCCCGCACACCGCGCTCCCTGTCACTCTCCGCACGACCAAACTCCTGCTGTAGCAGTGTATCAACAAAGCGATTAAACTCAACCATGCGTTGCGCTAGTGGGCGGTCAAAGTCAACGGTGGCGATATACTCATTGATAGCAGCATTGACACGCTGCCACATGCGCCGATAATGCTGGCGGTAGCGCTTGCGTAGCACCGATGTGCGAGTAGGGTCAACGCTACGCGCTTCATTGACGGTGAGCATGGGCAACATTCCATAGCATGTTGGCTGTCACGCTTTCAGGCGTATCGTCGTCAGTCCCGCCTAACTCCTTGTCTAGTAATTCCGCCTCATCAACGATGGCGTCACTTGGCAGATCCGGCACATAGGACTTAATGAACTTCGGTACATTGATCACTTGCTCAATCCCCGGTTGCGCCATGCGTTCAATCACTTGCGAGTAGCCTTGCGCAAGCGTCATCTGTTCAATCGCTGTGGTCTCTGCCAGCGGCCACCATTTGGCATGATAGCGTCCGGTCGATGGCGCTGGCAAGGCGCCCCAGTGAATCAGCCGATCAACCAACGGGCGCAAGACGGTCGGATCGGCCCAATTGCGTTGCCGTTTGGCAACCCGTTTGGTCCAGTTGCTTTCGTCTTGGCTGCTGGCAAGCTCGCCGCGTTCGCTGCCAATCAGGATGCGTTTGGGGATGCCGGTTGCGCCGCTGATGAGGGATAGAATCAATTCAACGTTACCGGTTGGGTCTACCACCTCGCTGCCCAAATCCTGGTAGTCAATGCCACGCAATTGCAGGTAGCGGCGCAGCCCGTGATCCATCTCGTCTATCTGTTCCTCGAACGCGGCTTCTTCCTCTGACGACAAGCGCGCATCCGGCGCAAGATTAAAAATGCCACCCTTGCGCATGAGTTTCCATGTAGCCTCGGCACTGCCCCCAACTGATTTCATGATGTCGTCAAGCCGGTTGTAGACACGCTGTAAGCGCGGAATGCCGTACACCTCGTTGTCGAGCAGGTTTTCGGCAACGTGAATAATGCGGCTCCAATGCACTTGTGTGGTAGTTGTTCCGGCCCCCGTCGCCCCAACCATCATGGTGACATTGTAAAGCGCGGGCAGCCCATAACGGGCATCGGTGGCGTCATTGACAAACGAATGAATGTCGGCATTGATCTCAGCGAAGGGCCGCAAATACAGCACATCGGCGGCACTGTTCAGCCGCTCCACCGGAGCCGACAATGGCGAATCACCGGCCACACCGATAAGCAGCGCACCGTAGCGCCCGACACCGGTGATCTTGTCCACCCGTTCGCAGTAGTGGGCCAGGCGCAAGCGTTCCGACAATGCCGCAAACTCTACCGTAAACGGCGAATCGTCAACCGCTTCGTCTTCAGTGCCATCAAGGATAGTGACACCATCACCCCACGTTTCCTCCGCCGGGAAATCAATGATGCGGGCGGCTATGTCTTCCCGCATGTACTTGGCGAGAAAGTGTTCAAACAGCAAATCCTTGGGGTAGCCCAGCTTTTCGTAGTAATCCCGCTTCCCTTCAAACTGCTTGCCCAAATAGCCTGCCGCCATGCTATTGTCGAGCATGGATCGCTGTGCGCGGATGCTGCGCACGTTGTTGGTGGGCTGCGCTTTGGGTTGGCGGTGCTTGTACCGGTTGTTGCGTTTACTCATTTGTTCTTCCTGGTTCCCCATGTACCGGCGGATGAACGTTTTCCCGCCATGACGGCATAACGTACCGCGTCATAGCAGTTACGGACCAACACTGAATTAGCATAATACTCGTGTTGATCAGCGATATGTAATGCGTAGCTATCGGAACGCCCAAAGTCAACAACGTCAATTACCCTGACCGGCTCATCCTGCAAATGTAGGGTTTCGCTTACGCACGGTTGTAACGGCTGCGCATTTCCGACTACAGTGTGTCGATTTTCCGAATCGGTTAGCGGTGAACAACTTGCCGCAAATGGCGCAATGGCGTTCAACTTGATCAACCCCATTAATTCGCCGCCACGCTGACTTGCATCGGTTTGAGCAAAATCGTGAGCGAGTGACATCTGTATCTCGGCAAGTATAGGCATCGCCGCACCGATCACAGCTTTTCTCAACTCTTGGTCGATCTCTAAATACATCCTTACCATGCTGCCGATGCCATTCGATCCCATCATCGGACGAGTGCCAAGCGGGAGTGAGCGCTCTAATATTTGCAGCATGTTGACGCAACCACTCCAACTTCTCCGGGTGTTGGGCGTGATGTTCATTGTGGATATGGGCCGGTAAGCATTCCAAGTTTTCAATGGCATTGTTAAGCGGATCGTGGTCTCGATGATGGATATGATGTCCCGCTGGGATAGTCCCGAAATGCGCTTTCCATATTTCTTGATGAAGTGCCTGGACACCTCGTCTTCTATTTGCCGCATTAGGCGAGTAATAGCTACGATGCGCGAAATAGGGAGAGTCTGGATAGCGACGGAACTTGACCCCATTAAATTCGACGCACTCTGACTTTGCCATGATTCCACTCCTGACTGGTGATAAAATTTATTAACTTTTTCCGTTACCATTATATCACCATATCGGAGAGAATCTAAATACATCCACCCGTGATCAGCAATCCAAAAAGGGTGATTGGGTGTGCCAACAATCTCGCTTCCGTTGGAGAAAGACGCTTTTAGGACAGTGCTATTGCGATGCGCTCTCCATGCTGCCACAACAGGTTTCCATCCGGCACGAGTCAGAACCTCATCGCCGGGGCGGATACATTCTATGGGCAATTTGCCGTATCTGGTAAGAATTAATGTTCCTGCCACGAAACAATCATCGCCGCCGTTGCCGTCTTCGTCTACATCGACTTTTAGAACATCCTCCGGTCGATTCGGGTCATGTTCCATTGCTGGTAAACACTCAATCAGCGCCGCGCATCTATCGAAGATAAACAGCTTTGCCGGTATACCTTGCGATTCATCGCCCAGCATCTGCAATATTTCGCCCGCCCCATTAATGCGATCATCGTTGGCCGCTGACAAGTGAATACCGTACTCTGCATATTGTTCGGCAATGGTAGCGGCGGTTGTGCCTCGCTTCGCAAAAACGTCAGCCCCGGCAACGAAGGTGGCTAGGCTTTTCAAGCTGACTTGGTTGCGATCTAACATCGACTTGATTGCATTTGCGTGCTGTGGCACAAGCGCTTTACTCAACCGGTGTTCATCAATCACATAAATGTTGCCGTCGCCATCTTGCGCCACCAAATAGCACATTGTTGGGTGCGTGAACCCATAGTCTAGCGCACACCAGTGCCGCCATGTGATGGGCCAGTCAAATGGTTTGATAACATGTAAGTCAGTTCTGAAATTCGTAAAGAATTGACCGGCGGCAATGTCCCAATCGCCAAAGCGATATGCACGCAGTTTCCAACCAACATTCTCCTCTAGCCGACGCCGGTATCCTTCATCATTGAATACATTGTCGTCAACCGTGGCCGGGATGAACCGCGTAAATGACTCCTCACCCCGCTGCCACGGCGTTACAAATCGCTGCTTAAACCAGGCGTGACCGATGCCACCGGGGTTGGTGGTTGCGTAAATCCTCGGTCGCCACCCTACTTTGCTACTCCGGTTGCTATCGCGCAGAGCCTTATACTTCGACTGTGATAACGTGGTGGCTTCCTCAATCGCTATCAGGTCATATTCAATGCCAAGATAATTATCGATGTCCTTTTCATCTTTGAAATGTCCAACGAAAATGCGTGATCCATTCCAGATTTCAAGCAACCCCGCCGACTGCTTATAGTCATAATGTACGCTGTGCAACACCTTGCGCGCAAGGTCGCCAAACTGCTCACGCGCTTGCTTGCCCACCTTGCGCAAATAGAGCGCCTTTAATCCGTCGAAGCGGCGGCAATCATCAAGCGCTACCTGTGCAAAGGTTGCATGGCTCTTGCCCGGCCCTCTAGCGCCGCCGAAAGCCAACCTGATCGCAACCGCCGGTGCGATCACACTCACGCGCCGCTGCGTGAAACTCTAACTGTTTTGGCTGTGGCACATAACCGGCTGACAAGAAGTTCTCAACCTGGTCTTTCGGACAGCCCATCCGCTTGGCCGTCTGCGCAAAATTATCGAACGCTGTCATCGCCATACGCCTTTTCTATAGCACTTTTTACGATTGTGTCTATCTGCATCGGCCCCCCATCCTTGCCGGTCAACTCCGCTTTGGCCGGTGCAGATAGACACAATCGTAAAAAGTGCTATAGAAAAGGCGTATGG